ATTTGGTTTACTGATACTGATTTTTGAAAAAATATTTTGTAAGGTCGAGAAAAAATATTTTTTGGTTTTTGGAGCTTTGAAAAAAAATTTTTGGGCTTTTTGTAGGATAGAGGGTAATTTTTTTTTTTTAAAAAAAGATTTTTGTCGGTCTAGGGGCGAAAAAGGGGTGAAAAGTGAAAAAAAATCTAAAATTTTAGTAAAACGTTTTAGTAAAACGTTTAGTAAAACGTTTTAGTAGATGTTAAGTTGATGTTAAGTTAAGATAGTGTTTTAAGGCTATTTAGATAGGTAAAAATGGGCTTTTAATGTTTGGTTGATATGTATTTATGGAAACTTAATTGAGGGGCTTAAATGGGCTTAAAATGGGTTAGTTTAGATTAGTGGTGTAACCTGGTAAATTGATACAAAATATTAATAAGGTATAAACACAAAAAAACCGGCTTAAATTAGCCGGTTAATTAATTGGGTTTAGTTACTCTTTAAATTCGCTCAAAATTTGCACAGTCTAAATAGCATTGATCGCATATAATTACTTTGTCAGGATATATGCTTTGCGAATTATATTCAAAGTAACATGATGTATCACCGCATTTACATATTGTTTCACCCGTTTTAAGGTGCGGACGGTTTAAAATTTCATCATTGGCGTCGTCGTTAGTTGTGTAATAAGTCATAAAAAAATGTTGTTTAGTTCTTGAATAAATAGTTTTTTTGCCTCAGCTATTGAGTAAAAAATATACTCTTTTTTGTGAATAACGAGGCCGTTTGAGTCATAATATCTAAAAATTGTGAAGCCCTTATCAAAAATTTCATGTGTAATGTTGTCTAAGTTTATTTGCATAATATTATTTTTTTAGCATTCCTGAAAAATAGCCTAATAAAATAATGAGAAGAATTAAAATAGCTGTTTTATGTTTAGTGTAAAATTGCAAAAGTTCGGATTTCATTGTTTAGTTTTTTAGTATTGTATCCGAAAAAACGCTTATTTTTTTACCTTTCCAAGATATTTTAATTGTGGCAAAGTTTCCAAAACTTTCGTAAAAAATAGCCGTACGTTTCACAGTTTCACCACTATTTGTTAAAAATTCGTGTACCGGCTTTTTTCCATTTTTGTAAATTACCCAACGGTGACCGGTATTGTTTAAATAAAAGAGGCCGTTTAAATGTGACATTATAAAGTTTTTTTGGTTTATACATGGCACAAAAGCCATGTTTCACGTAATTAACGATCTTCAGTAAACCTTATTATATTTTCAATTTCGGTTAATTCAATTTTATGGCATCCAACAAAAACGCTTTTATCGTCTTTACCTAGGTAAGTATAGTTTTCTATCTTTTCACCTTTGTTGAGCTCATTATTTTTTAATTTGTTGTAATATCGCATGAAAAGAGGTAAAGATATTTTAACGTCTGAAGATGTTTGCACTTCGTTTTTTTCCTTATTGTATCGTAATAAATTAAACGGTATTCCGTATAAATAAGATATTTCAAAGTTTCTAAATTTTTGTATGTTTTCGGCCTGTTTAATTAATTGCTTTGATATTTCATCATTTTTGCGTTTTTCAGTGTTTAGGATCCAAATTTTATATTCATCTGAATTTATGAATGTTTCAATGTCATTTGATACATTAATATACACTTTGTCTATATTCTCATAAGCTCCAACGTATTCAGACGTATTAATTTCAAAGTAATTAACATATTCATTAAATGCGTTTAATTCACTTTGAGCGTTATTAATATACTGCATTTTATACTTTGTAGCTTTTTTTGCATCATTTAATAACTTTTTAGCCGTCTTTAATCTGTGTAATAAATTTTCATGATGTCCTAAAAAGCTGCATTCTAAATTAATACAATATATCTTTTTTATATTTTTTGGTATAGCGTTTAGTACGTGTTTTTGATGCTTTGATGTTGAGTTAGAATAAGTAGCTTTATTATATGCTATAAATTCAATACCTTTTGAATTAGTAATAAATTTAGCTATTGGAAAATGGCGGCCGTATGAAAATATAGTATCATTTTCATAAAACATGTTTGATCCTTTACCGGATGGCTTAATGCGATTTGCGAAATTGTGCGATAATGTTGAATTGTTCATTTTTTTTGGTTTTAATTGTGTTATTTAGTGTTATTTAATAAAAAGATGAAAACAGGTAATAAAATAGAAACGATTGAAACATAAATTGAAGCGGCGATTAAAAAATTTTTCATGTGTTTGTTTTTTTTAGTTGTTATTGATAAATAAAAGATATAAACTATAGTTTAATATTACAAGTAAAAATAAACAAAAGTTAAATATTTAGAATTTATCCAATGAATTAGATATTTATTAAAATAATATTAACATTCAATGTTAATTAATATATAAACTTAAATAAGGTAATAACTTTGTAAATTGATTGAGTATGAATAAAAGAGGTTATTATATTAAAAAGTCAAAGGTTGATCAATCTTTGTTTTTATATATTGAATTGAATGATTTTATAAGGTATATAAAAGATAATATAAAAGATCAACATGATACTTGGTTGAAGTTTCGAATATTCGAAAGGGAAAAAAAGAGTGATCAATTTAGTCATGATATGCAAATAATTAAATAAGTATACAATTAACCGCACTGATTAGTCGGATTATTTCAGCAATGGAAACAATAACTAAACAAATAGTAAAGGGAAAAAATGGAGGTTATCGACCGGGATCCGGTCGCAAACGTCGCATGGAAGAACATGAGATAATTGAGCGATTAACTCCAATGGCGGACCTTTGTTTTAATACATTAAAGGAAAGGATTGAGGCCGGTGATATGAAGGCCGTTGCTATCTTCCTGTCTTATTATATTGGACTTCCTACCCAGAAGATAGAAAGCAAAATTGAAGCCACATTAAACAGTGTTTCAGTCGAAGTAATTACACCTCATGAGCTGGTAAAAATAGCCTAACCGAATTAGTGCCACAATGTCAACCCGTTTAAACACACTACTATGCTATACCTATTTAACATAATATCGCTTATATACGTAATTGGTCGAACTATGGAAAAAGCACATGACATATTACGTTTTTTCGTAATATCAAAGTAGGTGATTCACCTATCTACTCACCTACTTACTCACCTACTTTAAAGGTCGGCAAAGGACATGGGGAGAACTTAGAGAAAACGAAAACGGCCAGGCCGGGGGGCACTCCTCATTTCTGATACCTCCAAATCGGTCTTAAACTTATGTTTATACTATAATATTTACAATAACAGTACTCGCCACGCTTAAGTCCGAAAGGGCTGCGTACCAGGGCGAGTCTTTTGCTTTAAAACCAACCCACCCCATTTTCTCCCCTACTTTTCAACTCGATTTCGTAATTTCGATTTTTAAAATTTTCTATGAACGCAACACTCCAAACTAATAAGGTCTACGAACTACTCGCTTCATCGGATAAACGCATTACGGTCATGCAAGGAGGATCTCGCTGCTTTACTGGCGAAACTCTTGTCTTAACTCATGATGGATATAAGAAAATAAGGGATATTGAGATTGGAGAGATGGTTTTCTCGTTAAATACCAAAGGTAAACCCATATTATTCCCAGTTATTAATAAGTTTATGTACACGGGTGACCAACATAAACATAAAGTAATTACCTTTGTATTAAGTGATGGACAAAAAATCACTTGTACTTATGGACATAAATTACTACAAAATGATGGATACGTTGAATCGTTTGACATTGCCCTCAGAATGTTGGCTGCCGGTACATGGCACAGAAAGTCGCTATTTAGTGAGCAATATGGGAAGGATTCTTGCAATGAAGTACAAAATGAAAAGTGGTTCGGATGGAATGAGGATAATGAAACCAGCTTTGGACGCAAATGGTTATATAAGAACAATGTTAAAGATGGGCAGCAAGTACAAAACAATCAAGGTTCACCGGATAGTAGCGGAAGCATTTGTGAACAATCCGTTCGAGAAACCTCAAGTGAACCATATCGACAACAATCGAGCGAACAACAAAGCTTCGAATTTGGAATGGGTGACATTCAAGGAGAATATAGCCCACATGATGAATCAAGGGAGGCAGACGTTCAACAATGGGGAGAAGAATGGAAAAAGTATCCTTACAGAAGATATTGTAAGGAAAATAAGGGCGGAGTACAAGCCTTACGTAGTCATGATGAAAGATTTAGCGCAAAAGTATGGAGTCAAGACCTGCACTATCAAAGATATTTTAACGGGGCGGTCTTGGACGAGCATTGTCTAAGCATTGACGAGGTTGATGAGATAATATTCCATGAAACGCAGGACACAGTCTATGATTTGATGATTGCGCCATTTCATAACTACATTGTTACAACAAGAAATATTATTTCTCATAATTCAGGCAAAACTTACAACATCCTTATTTGGTTCATCGTAAAGCTCCTTCAGGAGAACGGAAAAACGCTCACCATCGTCCGGCAATCCCTTCCCTCCATAAAAGGTACAGTCCTCCGCGACTTTATCGACATCCTTGTCAAGCTAAACATCTATTCTGAGAACAATCACAACAAAACCGACCAGATTTACTCGCTAAATGGCAATATCATAGAGTTTGTAAGTGCTGATCAACCCCAAAAGATACGTGGACGTGCAAGGAACTATCTTTTCTGCAACGAGGCTAATGAACTGTCCTACGAGGCATGGATGCAGCTAATTATGCGTACTGAGGGCAAAATAGTGATAGACTACAATCCTTCTGATGTAAGCTCATGGATTTATGACAATGTTATACCTCGTGATGACTCAGATTTCCATATCACAACTTTTATGGACAATCCTTTCCTACCAAAAGAATTGGTTGACGAACTGAACCGCCTCAAAGATGCTGATCCTAATTACTGGCAAATTTATGGATTGGGCGAAAGAGGACTCTCACAAGACCTGATATACACTCATTATCGAACAACCGAGAATATGCCGGAGGAAGGACAAGGTGAAACAGTGTACGGCTTAGACTTTGGGTTCAATGTTCCTTCTGCCTTAGTAAAGGTTGTGTTCTACGATGGTGTGGCTTATGTGCAAGAACTACTCTACGAAACAAGGTTGACCACTAATGACCTTATTGATAGAATAAAAACATTTGGTTTATCGCAAATGGATGAGATTTATTGCGATGCAGCCGAGCCAAAAACAATCGAGGAGTTAGTCAGAAATGGCTTTAATGCTAAACCTGCAAATAAGGACGTAACTGAGGGAATTAGGTGCGTAAAAGGCACTCCATTGACGATTCATCAAGAATCACTAAATTTGCTAAAGGAACTTAAGAATTATAGGTGGAAAACGGATAGGAATGGTAATAAGCTCGACCAACCGGTCAAGTTTGCTGATCACATCGCAGATTCCCTACGTTATGCCATATATAGCAAATTAACAATCCCTTCGGTAACTTGGGGAGTAATATAAATAGAAAATGGGTTTATTCGACATATTTAAAAAGAAGGGACTTAATCCAAATATTCAATTTGATGCCCAACTCCGCTACCTTAATGGTGCAGCACTCCAGAACTACGAAGATGGGAAATATGTAAACGAGGGATATCTTGGCAATGCTGACGTTTATGCTATTGTCAGTTTTCTTGCCCGTAAGTGTGCTTCTATCCCTTGGTATGTCTACAAACTAAATGATACAGAGAAAGGGCGAACTTCCCTCATGAAGTACAAACAACTTTCTAAAGGTATAGCCAACAAAGGGGCATTTGAGAAAGCAATCATCGAGAGGAAGAACGCATACTCGGAAAATATTGTGATGGGCAGTCCACTTGCCAATCTCCTCGAAAATCCTAACAAAAACCAGTCGCAAGACCAATTCTTCGAGAATTTATTTGGATATCGCTTTCTTTCTGGCGAAGGGGACATTTATGGCAATGATGGCAATTTGGGTGGCAAATTTCTTGAGCTAAATGTTCTACCTACGCATTTCCTCGATATTTATGGTGATCCCAACGATTTGTATAATGTCCTTGGTTATAAGCTAATGGTAGCGCAAGGCATCGACATTCCTAAGGATAAGGTCATGATGTGGAAAACATGGAATCCGGACTTCAATGCCTCTACTCGTTCGCACATGAGAGGTGTTTCTCCAATGAGAGCATCTTACGCAACCCTCCGCATGAGCAATAGTGCTGCTGATGCTTCAGCCATGATGGCTCAGAACGGAGGTGCAAAAGGTGCTATCACTCCAAAGCCTATTGGTTCAAATGTTGCTACGTTCACAGTCGAACAAGCAAATATGATAAAAAGGGCAGTAAACGAGGACATGAACGGAATTGATAACAAAGGAAGGATAAATGTCCTCCAAACTCCTTGGGACTATCTTAATTTCGGACTTTCTTCTGTTGACATGGACTTGGTTAAGACAATGCAAATGTCAATGCACCAGTGGTGCAGGGTGTTTGGTTTACCGGCAGTCATCTTTGATACTGACACATCCTCTTACAACAACTACCAAAACGCAATGCGTGACTTGATGACTAACACAGTCATCCCAACTTGTGCATCCCTTCGTGATGAGCTTAATAAGTGGCTTGTACCGAGATTTGGGGAGAATGTGTACATCGACTTTGATATCACTGCTCTTCCTGAGATGCAGCAAGACATGGAACGTATGTCACGCATACTTCGCGATGCCAATTGGTTGACCTATGATGAGAAGCGAGTTGCGATGAATTATGAGGAATTAGGTGGTGCTTATGCTACATCTTATGTATCAAATGGTCTAATACCAATTGACCAAGTATTAATGGACTTAACTATGACTGATGGAACTCAAACCAATGATATTAACGGAAACAACGGACAGTCAGATATGGGAAATAGTAATGACCAGGTTTCCCAAGATCCCAACGGAGATGACTTGCCGAACGGAACAACGGATGAGAATGGAAGTTAGGTTTAGTTACAAAAAAAGACTAGAAGATGAACGCGAAGCAGCAAAGAGAATACTGGACGAAAGTGGAGCGACTTCGCAGACAACTTGATGTAAAGTACACTGCTTTATTTAATGAGGCGATAAAGAAAGAGTTAACGCAGTTCGTTAATGATATTAACAAAGCAGGAGTGCAAGGTGCTTTAAGCTTGATGGGTGCTTATGCTTGGAATGAAAGCATGATGACAATTATGAACAAGCTTTACAAAGAGTCTGCGGTAATCTTTGGAAATGCTGTATATAGGGCAGTTGGAGTGATGGGACAAAAAAGTGATACCTTTGGTTTTAATAGTGAGTGGGTTAAGGAAGTTCTTAACTTTTTGGTGCAATATGGCTTTACTTTGGTTTCAAATATGACTCAGACAACTAAAGCAAAGCTTCAGGAGATAGTGGCTAAGGGAATTCAAGAGGGAAAGAGCATTGACCAAATAACTAAAGACATTCTTAGTGATGAAACTACTGGTTATAGCATGATGAGGGCAAAAAGAATTGCGAGGACTGAGGTGATGAGGGCAAGTAACTACGCAGCCATGATTGGTGCAGACAAACACCCATTTGAGGTTGACAAAGTGTGGATAAGCGCAAGGGATAAAAGGACGAGAAGGATCCCAAAAAATCAATACGACCATTATGATATGAATGGTCAAAAAGTGGGATGGGCGGATGACTTTACATCTACGGGAAAGAAAGGAGATTTGGTGTTGGCAGGTTTTCCAGGTGATCCGACCACACCGGCAGGATTTAGCATAAATTGCAGGTGTACAGTGGGGTTTGAGCCAAAAAGAGATGCAAATGGTAAATTAATAAGAAAACAAAAATAAAGTCAAAGATGATATACAGTTATAAGTCATTTGAGCTTGAGCTAAAAGATGTTGATGCCAAAAAAGGCATTGTTAGCGGTTATTTCTCCGCCTTTGGTATGGTTGACGCTGATGGTGATATTATGATGCCAGGAGCATTTAAACGTTCCATCAATGATTGGGGACCAGATGGTAAAGGAAGAGTAAAACATTTGCTTAACCATAATCCTTCTCAGCCATTGGGTAAGATTACAACCTTAAAAGAAGATGGATATGGATTGTATTACGAGTCTTTAGTTGGTACACATACTTTAGGCAAAGACTTTATAAAAATGGTGGAAAGCGGACTAATAAAAGAGCATTCCATAGGATTTCGTACCTTGCAAGAGCAAAAGGGAGATATGGGTAATGAACTAAGGGATGTGATGCTTTTTGAGGGTTCAAGCTTAACTGCTTGGGGAGCAAATGAGAACACACCATTAATTGGAATGAAGTCTTTGAAAAGTGTGGAGAAGATGCAAGATGAAATTAGAGCATTTGATAAGTTCATCCGGAACTCAGACGCATCTGAGGAAACGATTGACTTATGTCTTATAAAGGTCAAACAGTTAGCACAAGCTATTGAGATGATGAGTAGCACAAAGGTAGTCGAAGAAACACCTGAGCAGCCAAAAGAAGTTGATGATAGAGTGTTTGTAAAATCGCTTATATCAATTTTAAACAAGTATTAAATTAAGTAAAATGGAAGATTTAAAAAAATTCGAAGCTGCCCTCGAATCAAAAATGGCAGAGCAAAAAGCCGAAGTTGCTTCTATAAATGAGAAAGCACAAAAAAACTTCGATAGCAAAGTTGAAGGTATCAACGAAAGCCTTTTGAAAACCAACAAGAGCATCGAAGAAGCTCGTTCTGAGGTTTTGGAAGCTAAGGCTGCTTTCGGTCGCTTACAAGCTAACACCGAGAGAAGAGTTGCTACATCTTATGCTGAACACATTTTCAATATCAAAAATGAAATTGGAAGTGCTATCGAGAAAGGATGGAACGACATCAAATCTGCTGCAAGGACTAACGGTAAGGGTTTCTCTTACGAAATGGACATGAAAGCAGTTGGAGTTATGACAATCGGTAACAACCTTACTGGTTCTGTTTACACTTCTTATGTTGACAATCCTGCTCTTAGGTCTTATGTTAACCCACATTTGCGTTCAGTTTTTAACATCATCCCAGTTTCTACCGGTTCGGTTTCTTTTCCTAGAGGTAACACTCCAGTAGGTGAAGGTTCTTTCGGTAAGCAAACTGAAGGTAATGGTAAACCACAAGTTGATTATGATGTAACAGTGGTAAACACTGCGTTGTCATTCATCGCAGGTTATGCTAAAGTTTCTCGTCAGATGATTGATGATTTGCCTTTCCTTCAAGCTTATCTTCAGCAGTCATT